CAGCGGTGCGTCGCATGCGTGGGTTGGAGTCCGCCCCGCTTTCGGCATCCGCTGATCTGTCATCTCCGGGGCTTGTCCCCGGAGTGACAGTATAAAACCAACAAAGGAAAGACCATGAGCAGCGTACCAAAATCAAGAAGAGAAAAGCATGATTTCCAGGCGGATCACAATCTGCGGGAAATAAGAAGGCGGGTAACAGAGCTGGCGATCAACGGCTTCGGATACGACCAGGAGAGATTCGAGAAGAAGATCCAGAAATTCGAGGCCGGGATCACGGACTTCGAGCGCAAGGCGGAAGTCGTAGAGAGATGGCGGAAAAAGAACGAGTCCTATTACAAAGATTTTGTAGCAGAAGAAGTCATAGAAACCAGACGGATCATCCGGAAAGCGGTCTGCGAATTCGAGCTAGGAAACAGTATATTCCCGACCGGTGAAGCGAAGCTGGTAGAATTCTGCGAGCGCAGGAAACACTTTGACAGAGCAATCGGATGGCTGCACTGTCTGATACAGGAGCTGGAGTACATAGGAGAGATCCTGCCATGCGACAAAAACGCCTATGAAAACCTGCAGGACGCGATAGATCTTGAGATCTCGCTGGTAAAAGGAGTCCGGAGAGCGAGTAACAAATTTCTGAAGCCGGATAACCGGCAGAACAATAAAAAGACCGGGAGGATTACTGCCAAAAGGCAGAACTCCCGGCAGCAAGGCAATCTTTGAACGTGCGAACTGGTGGCTACGTGATGTCGTGTCGGCGTCGAACTTCGCGAATGTCAACAACAACGGCAACTGCAACTACAACAGTGCGTCGAATACGTGGGTTGGAGTCCGCCCCGATTTCGAAAAGCCCCCTCATGTGGTGGGATATATCCGAAAGGAAAGATTGTCTTTGGGAAACCTAAATGACAGCGGCGAGAATGCCGGAGCTTGAACACAGAGGCTTGCCCCATGTACTGAGTTACGACGAGGTAATAGCCGGGGCTTAATCCGAATGGAAACTGTGTAACAATATGATGCAAAATGGAACCGAAATAATAACAGATCTGAATATTCTATATGATGCATTTAGAGCATCCATGAAAGGCAGTTCTTGGAAACGGGAACCGCAGATATTCGAGCATAATTGGCTGCCAGAACTGTGTGAGATAAAACGCGATCTCCTTAATCACACATATAAAACGCTGCCGTGCACAGAATTCAAGCTGAATGAGCGCGGAAAGGTTCGGCACATACACGGGAGCCGGATGCGTGATAGAGTGGTGAGACATGCGCTTTGTGACAATATCTTAGGACCATGCCTGAAACCATACCTGATCCACAATAACGGCGCCAGTCAAAAAGGGAAAGGACTTTCTTTTGCACGGGAAATGTTTGAAAAAGATCTGCACAACTACTATCTGAAATACGGAACAGAAGGGTATGTTGGTTTCGTAGATCTGTCAAAGTTTTATGACAATATCCGGCATGACCGGATAAAGCAGTTTATTTACCCAAAGATTCCGAAGGATATATGGTGGCTGATGGATGAGATTCTTGCGACTATGGAGATAGACGTATCTTACATGACGGATGAGGAATATGCTTTTTGTTTACAAAGAAAGTTCAACAGCGTCAAATATTACGAAACGATCCCGAAAGAACTTAGAACCGGACAGAAGATGATGAAGAAATCCGTCAATATTGGAGATCAGGTATCACAGGATATAGGCGTTTTCTTTCCTCACCGGATCGACAATTACGCCAAAATTGTACGACAGCTCCGTCTTTACGGGCGATATATGGATGATATCTATTTTATATGCCAGACCAAAGAAGAGGCAATGTCTGTTATACAAGGAATTACAGAGACTGCAGAAAGCATAGGGCTATATGTAAACGGCAGAAAAACGCATGTAGCAAAGATCACGGATGAATACATGTATCTGCAGATCAAGTACAGATTGTCGAAATCTGGCAAGGTAATCAAACGAATAAACCCAAAATCCGTTACCAGAGAACGCCGTAAACTGAAAGCTTATAAGCGAAAGATGGAATCTGGATCGATCCCACATGACGATATCGAGCAGGCGTATAAATCATGGATGGGTGATCACGCAAAATTGATGTCGAAGAAACAGGTAAACAACATGAAGTTTTTATTTAAACAGTTATTTGGAAAGGAGCCAAGATGGAAGAAACAACCTTCACACTGATACTTGCAGACGGAAGTGAAATCACTGGGGAAATCAGTGGCAACAACCTGATTACGCAGCAGAAAGTCATGTCTGTAGAAGACGCAGATCTGATAGGCGCAACACTAAACGGACAAGAACTTGTCAATGCGACATGCTGCAATCTCTGGGAAGCAGAAGATGGAACACATATCATCCTCCGGGAAAAGAATTTCCAAGAATTACAGATGGAAGTCATGAATTCCAAGCTGGAATACCTGGCAATGATGACGGATGTTGAAATTGATTAAGGAGGATGACCATGAGCAAAAAATTCAAACAGATCCAGTATTGGTTTAAGGCGGGCATGTGGTCCATTGAAAAAGTAGGAGATGCAGTAACGAAAGGCTGGATTACAGCGGAAGAATATGAGCTGATCACCGGCGAGCCTTACGCGCCGGCCGAATAATATGAATCGTCAGAAGCCGCCCGCAGGGCGGCGTTTTTATGCCATTTATGAAAACGAGGACGGAACCGCGAATGTATATCTCCATCCGGAGGTATTGCCGGCGAAGGCAGAGGATGAAAACTCCGGTTATAACACCAGAATCCTCGCCGTTCTACACGTTGAGCCATTTGACGGTCTGGAAGAGGACATACGTGCCAGGTATGAGGCCTGGTGCGAGTCAGCGGAGGTAATATATTTATGAAAACTTAATGCTTTTCACCTTTTGATGTAAAACGCTATGCGTTTAGATAGTGCGGGCTGCAGAGCAGCTAATATGCACGGTTAGGAGGTGAAAATCATGGAAAAGATCTCACCAGATCAAATTTGGACTGCAATAATTGTGGTGCTTGCAATTTTTGCGGCAATCATCACAGTTGACAAAGTTATTGACATTGTTAAGAAATGGAGGTCACCAGGCACGGATATTATGAAAAAGTTAGGAGTAGACAAAGAACGCTTAGATCATCATGAAACTGCAATCACAGATCTACAAGAAAGCCAGCGCGTTCTTTGTTCAGGCGTGCTGGCGCTTCTGGATCATGAATTGCACAATGGAAACGCAGAGGAAATGCAAAAAGCAAGGGATGATATCATGGATCACTTGCAGAATCGGAAAGTTGTATGATTTCAAGAGCGGTTACGGCTTGTCCGAAAACGGAAGGCAACCAGGCCGTGATTGCATTTAACGGAGGAACGAATATGGACATCAATTTAACACCTATATTTGAAGCGATTATCGCACTTTTGGCGGCAGTCGTTACATATAAACTGGTTCCGTGGATCAAGAGCAAGGTTACGGAACAGCAGTATTCCAATCTGACAGCAGCTGCAAAGATCGCTGTATATGCTGCAGAGCAGATATACAAATTCGGAAATGGCGATAAAAAGCTGGATTATGCCGTGGAGCAGCTGCGGGCCAGAGGCTTCAATCTCGATATAGATATTTTGAGGAGTGCTGTAGAGCAAGCCGTCTATGAAATGAATACAGAAAATAAGATCACTGACAGCTACTTGCAGCGCGGAAAGACGAACGATGAATCGGAACCGGAGGAGGAAGACACGGAAGACTATCACCTTCCGACCGTGGAGAAATGGCCATTGGAAATGATCATGGCATTCTTCGATGATAACAATATTCCTCATGACGGATGCAGGACGAAAGAAGATTATCTGCATCTCCTTTCACTTGCCGCAGAAGATCCGGGACACCCGCCCGACGACACAGTTGCAGCCAAAGAATAGCCTGAAAACCCGGATGGTTTCTATCCGGGTTTTTATTTATGAACAGTTAGCTTGTCATAATTTACAGAAAGGAAACTGCAATGAAAGTAGTACAACCGATTCGGGATCTGGAAACATTGCAGAGGATGTATGAAATTGCGCGGGAACATGATCGAAAGAAAAGAGCAGGCGAAATCAGCTGGGAACTCGTTTTGTTAATAGGTTTTAACACCAGTTTGCGGGTCAGTGATTTCAGGCGATTCAAAGTATGCGATCTTCAAGGCAAGGATTATGCGCAAATCCAGGCTAAAAAGACAGGAAAAGAAGCAAGAATACTGATTAACCCGACTGCCCGCAAAGAGATCAATAGGCTTTTAGCGGGAAGAAACCCGAATGAGTATATCTTCCGCTCGCGTCAAAAGGATCCTATATCCCGTAAGCACGAACCTATATCCAGGCAGCGCTGTTACCAGATCATCAATATGATTGCCAAAAAAGCGGGCGTAGAAGATCGTGTTGGATGCCATACGCTCCGCAAGACCTTTGGATATCACTATTACAAAATGACAGGAGATATCGTCAGCCTGCAGCGGATCCTGTGCCACAGCTACCGGAGGGAAACCTTGATTTATATAGGCGTGATACAGGAAAACATAGATGAGTCGCTGATGAAACTAAATATGCTGACCGGAAGGAAGGTACGCGCATGAAAATGATATGTGAGAACTGTGCATTTTCCATAGAAGTCAAACCTTACAATGATCCGGAATGCCCATATATGATTTGCGCTAGCGGCGAGGTTGTTTCCAGATGGATTATCCGGATACAGAACACAAAAATCAATAAGCAGTATCGGATGATTGCAATAGAACACCATATAACCAAAGACCGCATTCTCGAAATGATGCTAAAGGCATTTCGAGAGATGGAGACAGAAATAAATGCAGGAGGGGTAAAGCGATGAATATTGGCACAAAGGGCATAGACCTAAGCCACCACCAGGGCGTCGTAGATTGGCCAAAAGTGAAAGCTGCAGGGATTCACTTTGTTATTCCGCGGTGCGGCTGGGACATAGATTGCGACGGTAAGTGGATAGACCCGGCGTTCCTTGGCTACGTACAGGGGGCACAGGCGGCCGGAATAACTGTTCCGGGAGTGTTTCATATGCTGTATGCATATGACGAAAAGACGGCGATTCAGAATGCCGCATGTGCCATCAATGCCGTGCGCAAGGCAGGACTGCCACAGACTACGATCATCTGGCTGGACCAGGAAGAGCACACGGTGATCAAAGAAAAAGAACGCGGGCACAATGTTACGGTGAAGATGCAGCGGAAGATGGCGGAGGCATTCTGCGAGTACGTGAAGTCGCAGGGATACCAGACTGGTATCTATCTGAATTACGACTATATCCATAGGGTTTACGGTGAAGATATCGTGCAGAAATATGACATCTGGTACGACGATCACACAAACGCGCATCCGGAGCAGCCTTGCCTGTACCGGCAGACAAACTGGCACGGGAAAATTGCGGGGATCGATACTGAGGTGGATTACGATGATTATATCGGGACGCATACGGCAAAACAGGAGGAAAAAAAGATGAGTAAAGTACAGAAGTTTTTGCAGGCTCTGAAGACAAAGGGCGATGGGCGCTATGTCTACTACAACGGCACACCCAACAGCCGCGGATGCTCGGCGTATATTGAAGAGTGCCTGCGTGATGCCGGGATTATTAAGCAGGGCGAAACATTCCATGCTGGAAGTGGGAACGAAGGTGTTCTGAACGACAAAGAGCGTTTCGAACGTATTGACTGGAACGCGAACCTTTTGCGTGAAGGTGATATCATGTGGTCGGATGGATACCATGTCGCAGCCTGGGCCGGGGACGTCAGACAGAGCACGTTTGAGGCGGCCCCTGAAGACACACATTCCCCGGCTGAGTGCGGCACAGGAGTTGGCTTGCATGTCGGTCACGGCACCTATAATTGCGGCAATGGCACATACAGATGGACCTGCATTTACAGGATCAAAGAGGACAGTGAATCCGGGAGCGGGAAGCCGAAAGCGAAAGACTATGTAGCCGGAGCTTTGGCACTACTTGACCGTCCGCTGGCATACAAGGATGCATTCCCGCATAATTGCGGATTACTGGATGCAAGCGGCACGACATGGGGCGATTGCTGGAACATCAATCCGAAGACGATGGTCTGGTCCATGATGCTTAATATGCCGATCTGGTTAAATCAGATTGTTGGGGATGCACATGTCCGCGAAGTATACAGCCGCGGTATTGCGGTGAGTGGTCTGCCGGATTGTACTGGCGATGCAATCATGGACAAG